ACTTAACGTTCCTAAACCGTCAAACGCGTTTATTTTTATTCCAAATGGCGGCGTCGATAATTTTTCTTTGTAACGGTCAACAACTAAAAATCCGGACCAATACGCGCCCCAACGATAAAAATTGTCGTCTGTAATTGTTTCCGAAATACATGATATTGATTCAACCGTTCCGCCGTCTTCAATTACGCGATTTTCGTAATTTGACGAAATGGTTTCAAAATTATTTAAAACGTTATCAACGCATTCATAAGATTCAACCGTTCCGCCGTCGGCTTCGACGCGATCCAAATATATTTCGCCTTGACTTTTAGCATAAGAAACAACGACTTTATATTCGCGTTCGTCAAATTTATAAAAGTCATCATAAGAAATTGAATCCGTAACCAATAACGACAATGTACATTTTGATCCAATTATTGGATTGTAATAATCATTTGTTGATTGCCATGATATTTGAACCGGATTTGCGCCGCCTATCATTGGCAACACGTCGCCGGTATAATCTTTTTTTAGAATTTCAACTTTTTTTCCATTACCTAAAACGTCGGAAAAAATTAAACGATATTTTACGCCATAAGATAAATATTGACTTTCTTCAGTAATCAAATTTTCATTTGCACTTGTAACAATAAAATCGTTATTTTCTGTAATTAAATATTCAGTCATTTTTTTAGTATATTCGTCCGGCCGTTTCGTTTGCGCGTTCAATTGCAATTAATAAATCTTGACCGTCAACGCGAACGGAACCGGTAACGTTTACGTTTGCAGCACCACCGGCGCCGCCAATCATTCCTTGCAATTTATTTAATGGCGCTATAACTTCCGGATTCGAACGCGCTCCAGGATATTCGCCAACTAATCCCATTGTCGGACCGCTAACAATTCCACCGTCTGCAAATTTTGCAAATGTTCCACTTATTAAGGCCGTCGCTCCGGCTATTAATGCCGGTAAAACAAACGCCGCCGCCGGTCCAAAACTTTTTGCCGATTCTGTTGCCGATGCCGTTGCTCCACCTAATGCAATTTTTAAATTATGTCCTAAAATTTGTAATGCGTCTTTTGCCAATGTTCCAACAAACGCACCGGTTGCCGATTGCGCACCGCCAAACATTTCAGTAATTGAATTACCAATGGCGCCAAATGACGAATCAATTTGTCCGCCGATTTTCTGCATTAATTGTGCGGCCGTTTTTTGATCTGTTATAAATCCTAAAAAACGCGCTTTTTTATCGTCATAAACTTTTTGTTCGGCTTCGGCTTGTGCTTCGTCAAATGCCGCTTGTTGTTCGGCGGTTAACAAATTATCTTCTGCGGCTAACAAACGCAATCCGTCATAATGTAATTTTATGCGTTGAATTTCCAACGCTTTTTGTTCTTCGTCGCTTGCATTTGTCGCGTCTGCAATTTTTTGTTTTACTTCTAATATTCGCGCGTTTTCGTCCATTTCCATTTGCGCCAACGTGTCCGTTTTTGCTTGCTGCAATGCTTTTTCACGTTCTGAACCTTCTTGAACTTGACCAATTAAATTGTCATAATATGCCGTTGTTTCTTGTTTCCTGGCTTGATATGATTTCGCGTCGCTTGTTAATAATGCATTGTTTATATCTTCATTTAATTGCTTTAATTTATCAACGCCTTCTTGGTCCAAAACCGGATTCATTGGTAAATTTGCCGGCGGTAATGTTGTTACTTTTGCCGGATCAACGGCCGCCGCTTCGGCTTTTTCTTCTTCGGTTTCAATTGGAATTACAATCGGATCTATTTTCTTTAATGTTAACGCTTCGTTTACATTGTCGGCAACCGTATCGGCCAATTCTTGTGCGTTTTCCTTTATACCGTCAACGTATTGGTTAAAACTGTCCTTCATTGCGTTGCCAATACCGGAAAAACCTTTTTTGATTTTTTCAATATCTAAAGTCAAAACGCCCATAATTATGTCGCCAATGCTGCCGAAAATATTCATTACCGCCGTTCCTAATGCTTTAAAAACGGTTATAATATTTTTAACCATAAATTTAGCCGTCGCAAATGCAGTTTTAAAAACGCCAATCAAAAAATTGACGCCCATTTGAACCAATAACGATTCGTTGTATAATTCAATAAAATAATTCGCCACTTTTACAATTGCCGCTTTTATTCCGGCCCAATTATTATAAATAACGTATGCAACCGCCGCCAATGCCGCGACAATCAATCCAATTGGTCCCATCATAACCGTAAAGGCTGCACCTATTGCCGGCGCTAATGTCATTAACGTTCCGATTATTGCGATTATTGGTCCTAATGCTGCAACAATTCCAACGAATGCTAATATTATTTTTTGTGTCGTTGGACTTAATGCCTTAAATTTTTCCGTTAAATTTGTAAAAAATTCGCCTATTTTTTCAACCGCCGGCGCAACCGCTTGTAAAATAATTTGTCCGACTTCTAAAAAAGACGATTTCATTGCGTTCAAACCTTTGGTCATTTTAAATGATGCCGTTTGCGATGTTTTTTCAAATGCTTCGTCCGTCGCGCCGGTTGCCCTTGTCATTTCGTCAAACAATTTTATATTATCTTCCATTGACGAACCGGTCAAATCCAAAATCCCTTTCCATGCTCTAACATTCGGCGCAATATCTGTAAATGTTTGTCCGGTTTTATCCAAACCGTCCTTTAACATTGATAATGTACCCATTAAACCTTGTTCCGCTAAAGTTTGTTTTAATGAATCGGACGTAAATCCCATTTTGCCAAATGCTGCTTCGGCTTCGGCCGTTGGCTTTGCGATTGTGGTCATTATGGCGTTTAATTGTGTCGCACCGTTTGCCGCGTTTGTTCCGGTTTTCGACATTGCAGCCAATGCCGCGCCGACTTCATGGAATTGAACGCCCATATTTGACGCAATTGGTAAAACTCCGCCCATTGCGCCGGCTAATTCTGACGCTTCTAATTTACCCAAACGAACCGCCGAAACCAAAACGTCCGTCGCGCCGCTTGCATTCAAATTTCCTTGTCCGTATGCATTCATTGCGGACGTTGCCAAATCTGCAATGGTTTTTGTTTCGCCTAATCCAACCGATGCCGCTTTCAATGACGCATTTAATGTGTCCGTTGCCGCTGCACCTTCTAATCCGGCCGACGTTATAAAAAACAACGCTTCCGCCGCTTCGTTGGCGCTCCTTCCGGTATCAATCGCCATTTTCTTTGCGGTTTCGCCTAATTTTTTGACCTCATCGCCGGCAATACCTACCAATGATTCAATTTGTCCCATTGATTTATCAAAATCAAACGCCATTTTTGTTGCAGCCGCACCGGCCGCAATCAACGGTAATGTCAAACGCGTTGACATTGATTTTCCAACGCTTTGCATTTTAGATCCAAACGCTTGTAATTTGGAACTTGCTGAACTTAATGAATTTTTTAATTTCGACGAATCGCCGGTAATATTGACTTTTAAATTTGATTCGGCCATAAATAATGATTTTAGCAAAAATACAAAAAAAAAGACGCTTTTATTTTAGCGCCGTTTTCTTTGTCATTGACTTTATTTTTTCCTGGAACGCTTCCATTTGTTCCCTTGTTGACTTTGGTTTGTCACGTTCTTTTTTACGTTTTTTATCAACCGGTAATGTGAACAATTGTTCCGGTTTTAACATTTTAGATTTTTTCTGACAATTTACATTGTGAATCATTGTCGCCAAATATCGCGTTTGCTCCCATTGTAAATTTATATTGTTGTGATAATGTTCGGCCAACAACGCATTTTCACGCCATGTTTGCCGCCAAAAATCATTCGGTTTTATACCGATTAACCCAATATAATAATCGGTTAAACTTTCAAATGTTATTTTTTTGACGGCGTCGGCTTTCCCTTCGGTTTAGCTTCGCCACCAATTGAATTTCCTAAAATTTTTGATTCTAACATTGCCGAAACGACTTTGTTAATAATTTCCGGATTTATATCGTCCAACCATGAACCAACGTCATAAATTGTATAATCAACAACTTTTCCGTTTTCCTGGTCATTTGCTAAAATTGCGGAATAAATCAACGCGCGCAATCCTTTTAATGAAATTCCGTTTTCGAATGCAATTCCAATGTCTTGTAAAGAAATGTCTAATTGCTCGGTAAATTCCGACCAAAAATTCATTGAGAAATGCAACGTCCTTTTTTTGCCACCGATATTGATGTCAATATAACCTTTTTGTTTGTTTGCCATTTTGTTTTTTGTTTGTCGTTAATAAATATAAAAAAAGCCACCGCCAAAATATGACGGCGACTAAATAATAAACTTTTTAATTTTTTAGTTTGTTGATTTTACAATCGCACCGGTAATGGTAATCGAACCGCTATAAGTTACGGCCGCTTCCATTTCCGCCGACATTTCAACACTTGACAAAAATCCTTCTGCCGTATAAATCGCGTCGCCGGTTTCTTCTGTTCCAAATACGCACGTTAATTGCGTTCTAGCTAGTAAGAAATCTGCCATTTCAATTGCATTTGACGCGTCGTCATAAGCGATTAAACCTTCGAATGATATTTCGCCACCTTTTACGCCGCCAATATATTCTGAAAAACCGTTTGAATCTTTTGTTGTTGCTTCCGGTGTGTCCATTGATAAAGACATTGAACAACTTG